ATCTTTGCCTTCTCAGGCTGCTTGTTGTCTTCCAGATAACGAACTAGGAAGTCCTTAGCTTCCTTAGCACCGTAGAACTTGGAATACCAGTTATATGCATGAACCAGTTGAGACTGGCGATGCTCATGATCAGGTTGATGATCAGAGAAGTTAGGTTCGGTGCCATAGTGAGTGAGATCGACATCCTTAGGATTCAGATCCTTCACCAGCGTGTTGGTCGACTTGCTAACAACCGCCATCTTGCGATTGATGTTGAGTTTGCCTTTAGGACGAGCCATGTGTTTCTCCGTGACTGAACTTACTTATACAGTATATGATAGATCAGAAAGAATGTCAACCTTTTTATTGACTATCTTCTTCTTGGAGCACCTTCGGAGTCCAGACATCGAAGGTCATCATATATCGTAGCTGGCATTGACCACACTTGATATCACCGCGCATGATGCGTTCTCGCAGTGCTTCCTCTGAGTTGAAGCTCGCTTCGTCTATCTTGCGGCAGATGCAAGCTATTGTCATGTTATCAGTCCATGTTATTTTTACGACAAGCGCGGCGCTGTGCCGCCTTCTTCTTGTCAGGGACAACCTTGGGCTTGTTGAACTTGAAGAGGTTCTTCTGAACGAAGTTACGAGTTTTCATAGCAGTTCCCCTTCTCATCAGCTTATGATTTAATATAACAAAATGGGAGACCGAAGTCAAGCCTTAAATGCGCTCAAACACAAACTTTTGACCCTGCTTGAAGAGATATCCAACCTTCTCGCCCGGGGCTTCGGTGTCGTAGAACGAAGTCATCGTGGGCTTCACGCGATACACTGCCATCTTGTCGTGACGGTCAAAATCATTATCCTTAGGGTTGCCGAAAGTCACGAGCACGAGATTAGGATTAGCATCACGGGCACGTTCAGCCATAGAATGCATACGAGCAGTCATACGATTGTATGCACCGCAGCGGTTCCAAGATTCCTTGTAAGCGAAAGCAGTGACTCCGATTTGAACCGGAGCGCCGATTTCGGCGTCAGTAGCAGTGAGAGTGTTCTTGCGAAGCGTGTAAACGTAGATACCCATTTGCGAGTTCCTCTGTTCAATCTCTATGATTCAATATAACAAAATGGGCACCCGAAGTCAAGCCTTATTTGCCTTTTTCCTCATTTTTTTTCATGTCACGCTCATGTCTGACATCTTGTATATACAAAGTCGTAGCGCGGCGTTCTGCCAATCGCATCAGTTCATTTTTATCATAATCTGCTGGATATATGGTCAGTAAGAAGTCGTATATATTCTTGGACATCGTTTCGATTAAGGTAGGCTCATTCATTCAGTGATATCTCTTAGTGAAAGGGGTCTTTGTCTTGGTCTGCTTGACATTTAGCGAGGCGATAAACCATCTTGTCCGTAGAAGGAAGATTTACCATTGAGATGGGCTTACCGTTATAAGATACGATCATTCTCTTGGCAGCAGCAAACTCTGATAGGAACTCTGGTCTGGATAGTCCTCGTAGCACAGTCAGACTTCCCATAGGCATCGCGACGAAATCACCGATCCATGGTCTATTTTTATCCAATGTGATATAGATTTTATAATGCTGACCAGCATTGACTGTCCAGCCTTTGCCTGCCATGATGACATATAATCTACGATTTTCATCATAACCTACACGGAAAGCAAAATCAGGATAGTATCCGATAGCAAAGCAACCGTTCTTTACCGTCTGGTCTACGCTGATCTGCCATCCATCGACGGTTTCGATTACGGGTTGTGCAGATGTTGTTGCAGTTTTATCGACCACTGTGACATCGATACCATAAGTTGCTGCATTATCAGCAGTGATCCAATTCAGTTCTGTTGGAGAAGCGGAAGTCATGAAGATGATAGCATTCTCGCTGAGATTAAACGAAGATAGGTAGTTACCGACAACTGCGTTACCAGCACCTGATTCCTGCTTCACACCGTTGTTATTCACATAGATAGCATGAAATCCTACTCTGGATTCTCTATCTAACATGCGTCTGGATCCTGCTACCCAGATCAAAGCACATGCTGAATTACACGGAACATCCTTAGGCACATATGTAGCATATTCCATGAACCTGATCGTCTTGCCGATCTCTAATGCATCAGATAATGTTCCGCCATTGCTGCCTAGCATGACGACTACTTGTCCGTCATTGATCTTTAATGCGATTTTACGGAAAGTATCACCATCACCGTGCTCGATATTTCCTATGATAGTTATGATATTGATACCATTTTTTAGTTTATCGCTTTTTATCTCAGCAGCATGAGAGCCGGAGACGAATAGCAAAGACATGAGCATAATCACAGAAGCAAAAAACTTCTTCATGGGGTTTCTCTTTCATTATATACAAATATTTAGTAAATCTACAGATATCCAAATCTTTTACCAGAGAATACTAATAAATAATAGTATGCCACGCTTATCACTCTGGAGAGCAAATAAACAGAACGACTATCGGTTCTTAGACCGAAATATCTCCGAGATGTTAACCGTCGGAGGTACAGACCTGTATATCCATAAATATGTAGGTATCACCGATCAGGGCCCATCTACCGATCCAACACAGCCACAATACATAGCACCCAGTCCTACACAAATTCAGGATCTACTATTCTTAGAGAACAGAAATAGGAAGTATGATCCTAACATCTATCGTTTGCGCGGACACTACAATGTTCAGAATTTGGATTTCGATCTCAGCCAGTTCGGATTGTTTCTGAACAATGACATCATCTTTGTTGTTGTTCATTATAACGATATGATCGATATTATCGGTCGTAAGTTGATGGTTGGAGATGTGTTGGAGTTACCGCATCTATTAGATTACAATCCATTAGACGAGACTATTCCTGTAGCGTTGAAGAGATTTATGCAGATCACTGATGCTAACTTTGCCAGCGAAGGATTCACTCAGACCTGGTATCCGCATCTATGGCGCATCAAGTGCGAGCCGCTCGTGAATTCTGAAGAGTTCGCAGACATCCTCAATCAACCTATCAACAAAGATAACTATCTGGGTGACTATGATCCCGCAAAAACTTATCCACCGGGCTATACCATTACTTACGGGGGCGTCGTGTATCAATCTAAACAACCTGTTCCTGCAGGAACATATCCTCCCAATAGTGCATTCTGGGATCCCCAACCAGATAACAACCTATCGAATATCATCTCCACATACAACAAGAATATAGCGATCAATGATGCTGTATTGAAGGAAGCAGAAGAGTTAGTTCCGAAATCTGGTTATGATACAACAAAACTCTATGTCATACCTACATACGGCACTTATTCATCGAACCATGTTCTATCTAAACAGATCAATGAACCTTCTCCACCGTATGATATAGTTGTTGATACTGCTAATGCACAATCAATGGTTGTACCTGTTTCCGGTAATGTTGTTATCATAAACAATCCACAGTATAAGAGCAAGGCTGCAGGTATACGCATCAGCCAGAGAGCATTGCAGAACATCTGGAATATGGGAGCGAATCCTGCTGAGTTGATGGATAAGATCAATCTATTCCGTCAAACACAACTATATGTCACGCAAGAGACACCGGAAAGGACTGGCACTGGTTCTGGATTGGTGAGCGGATTAAAGACGCTGGTCGCGGAATCTATGGGAGCGATCACAGGACCCTACGGTACTGCAGACAATACATATGCTACTGCTGATCAGGATCCAGTCGCACCTGGCTTCTCAGGAGATGTGACACTGAATATGGACTATCGTGCTGACTGTATTCCTGGATTCCAATATATAACTCGTTCGACTCCCAGATCGTTTGGTTATAGTGCTGGATATATGACAGGGGACGGCACTGCTCCAAACGGATTCTTGTCTGGTTCTGGTATCTCATTCCCACAGGATCCGCAAGTCGGAGACTATTTCTTGCGTATCGATTATCTACCACAGCTATTATATCGTTGGGACGGTACGCTCTGGGTACAAATAAGCCAGAATGTCAGGACGCAGACAGGATTTGATTCCATCGCCAATGAATCCTTGCTCTCATCGTTTATTAATAACCCACAGAAAATATACTTAAATAATGAACAAGCAGAAGTTCCGGAAGCACAGCCACTATCAAGTATCCTTCAGCCACCGAAACCAACACTGCCACCGAAAGCATAAAGGTTATATATGGCACAGTATTTCTATGACGGGCAAATCCGAAGATTCCTGATCCAGTTCGCAAAGATTTTTAGCTCTTGGCAAGTGACGAGAGGAAATGATTCCCAAGGCAATCCTATCCTAGTACGTGTTCCTATCATGTATGGAGATCAAAGTAGACAAGCAGCTACAGTCATTGCTAATAACTCTGCGAGCAACCTACCTACTGCACCCATGATAACCTATTATATAAGCGGGTTAGAATACAATCAGAAATGGACAACAGACCCAACGTTCGTAGATAAACTAAATGTGAGCCAGAGAGCATATAACTCAGATACTCAATCATATGAGACAACACAAGGTCAAGCATTTACTGTAGAACGACTAATGCCCGTACCATACATATTACGCATTACTGTTGATTTCTGGACCACTAACTATGATCAAAAACTACAAATCATAGAGCAGTTAGGAACTCTCTTCAATCCTGCATTAGAGATACAGAGTACTGATAACTTTATCGATTGGACTTCGCTATCTGCAGTATTCCAAGATGGATTGACCTTCAGTAGCAAAACTATTCCAGTAGGAACAGGAAATCCAATAGATGTTATGACTTGGAAGTTCTGGATGCCAATATGGATAAGCACTTCTACCAAACTACAGAAGCTAGGTGTTATCTACAAAATCATCGCTTCTATTCATCAAGGAACTACATTACAAGATATACAAGATGATGATTTGTTGTTAGGAACTCGTGAGAAAATCACTCCATACGGATATAAGTTACTGCTGATCGGAAATCAACTTCAACTACTTCCTGAGAATGAACCATTCAACCCATCAAATGCTGATTTAGCACTTCCGGACAATCCTAATACCAATCTATATTGGTCAGCATTCCTGAACGTATACGGTGCTGTTCGTCCTGGAATTTCCCAGATATGGATATATGATGAATTCACAGATAGTGAGATTGTAGGTACTATCAGTTTCAATCCTAATGATGATCGTTTCCTGATTTACAATATCGATCCCACCACACTACCACAAAATACATTAGAACCAGTCGAGAGTGTCATAAATCCACAAGTTACTGGCCCGAACTCAGGATTGCCAGGACCTACACCAGGAAAGAGATATCTGATCGTAGAGAATATTGGCTATCCGGGTAGTCCTACAGTAGCCTGGGGCGATTTAGTCGCCAATGCTAATGACATCATACAATTCGACGCTGATGCGATGCAATGGGTTGTTGCATTTGATTCCCAGAACTCTACCGGTATAGAATATGTGACCAATCTAACGACACAGGTTCAATATAGATTTGCTAATCCAAATGGTCAATGGGTAAAGAGTTGGGAAGGTTTCTATCCAGCAGGAAACTTCTCTATTGTCATCTAATAAAATTGACAGTAAATCCTCTCACTAAATATCATATGTCGATAATCGCCGCTGGCATCTTCTTCTATAGCCGTCCTTCGAGAAGATACCTATACCTATTGAGGTCGGATCCTAGAAATCCAACCTGGAGTATACCCGGCGGCAAGATAGAACAAGATGAGACATTGTTAGAGGGATTGGAGAGAGAATGCCGCGAAGAGATCAGCGTGTTTGATTCCGAATGGAAGCTCATTCCTATACAGCGATTTGTGAATAATACATTTGTATATAATACATTTTTCTGTGAAGTCAAGGAAGAGTTTGTCCCTGTATTAAACGAGGAACATATAGGATATGCCTGGGTGCAATCGGGAAGTTATCCTAAACCGTTGCACCCAGGCCTATTTTCTACTGTTAATATAGATATCGTTATAGAAAAATTAAACTTGCTTACTTAGTGTATTAGTCCTAATATTTTGAACAACATTGGTTCGGCAACAACGCCTAATAGCATTCCACCACCCATGATCATCCATTTCCATTTTTCAAGAGCAGTTATCTTTTTATTGGTATCAGCATGTGCCATCGCATTCTCATTCTGAAACCTAGTTAACATGGCTTGAGTAGTTTCATTGTTTTCATTAATGATATCCCGCATCTCTCTCAAGCCAGTCTTCAAATCATCAACCTTTTCAGTGAGATTTGAATACTGGACTTGAAGAACCGCAATATCGGTTTCAGTTTGTTTTTGTTGTACCGATAATGTTGTCATTGGGATGCACCTTATGCGTTATTGATAGTTACAATA